CGATCCGCTGGCTGGATGAAGCATGCCTGGTATCGCTGGATGACCCCCAGTTTCCGAAGGTCGCCACGCTCAATGCGCGCGGCGTAGCTGCTGCCCAAGAGCTGCTTGCAGGGAGCTCCCCAACCAGCACTCCGGAGGCCGCCGAGTGATTCAGCTGCTTTCCACAATTCTCATCGACAAGATCGCTGGCCGCCGGCCTCCGGACTTTGTCGTCGGCGCCGACGATCCCGCCGGTGCATACCTTTTGCGCTGGTACGTGACTCCGTGGCGCGGCTGGTACCGCCACGTTGATGAAGCGCACCGCACGCGCTGGCAGCGCTTCGCCGTCTGGCTGAGCATGCGTTTGCCGAACGTGTATCTGCACAAGTTTCTGCGCAGCGACGATGATCGCGCCTTACATGATCATCCGTGGGCATGGGCCTCGCTGCTGCTGCGCGGCAGTTACGTGGAACACACAATCAACAGCGGAGGGATTCACAAGCGCATCACGCGCGCCCCTGGCAGCCTGAAGCTGTGTGGACCCCGGGCCGCTCACCGCGTCGAGTTGGTCAGCACAATAGGCGCCGCCCCATTGCCCTGCTGGACCCTGTTCGCCACCACACCAATTCTACGCGAGTGGGGCTTCCACTGCCCGCTGCGCGGCTGGGTGCACTGGCGTGATTTCACTGCCTCAGCGGAAGGCCGCCGCGGCGAAATCGGCAAGGGCTGCGACGCATGACGGCGCTGAAACTTACCCCGGCCGACGTGCGCGGAAGCAACAACAGGTCCGCTGCAGTGCGAGCCGTTATACGTTCTAACGGGCCGAGCACTCTCAATGAGATTTGCATCGCCCTTGGCATCAGCGATAGCTACACACGGTGCGCAATCCGCTCAACGCTCCGTGCGATGAAACAGGACCAGGTTGTCGCCTGCACCGATGGGGCAAAACCTCATCGCTGGAGCGTCTTGCGCGAGCCGCAGGAGCGCAACTTCCTCAATCCGCCGAAACCCCTCGACCAGGTGTGGGCAGAGAAGGCCGCTGCGGCCTACAAGAATGCAGAAGCGGCCTATCTGCAGTGGCGCGCTGACACCGCCCACGACAAGCGACCCATTGCGCAACGTGTCCGAGAGATAGCAAAGCAACTTGGCGAAGCCACTGCAGATCAGATCTATACAGCCCTCGGTCTCACACCAGAGGTGGGCCGGGTGCGCATGTACTCGATCATCCACTGCCTGGCCCGCGATGGAATGCTGGAGCGGATCCCCGGCCGCCCCCTGCGCTATCGCTGGCTGAGGGACCCCAGCCCGAGCAGCAGGCCGCAGCGTCGCA